GTATTGAATTATATGTTCCAGGACAACGTTTCCAAGGAGCATTTGCTGATAACAATTATTATGAACCAGGCGATGTAGTAACTTATGGTAACAGTGCATATATCTGTACCTTACATGCAAATGATCAATCTATTTTAGATACTGGATTCTTTAGTCTACTAGTACCTGGAAGTAAATTTGAAGGCACATATAATGGTGCTACGGCTTACCAGTATCAAGACATTGTTAGATATGGCGGATTTTTATACATTGCCAAAGGTGATACAACTGGCAACTTACCAACAAACACCACATATTGGAGTGTGTTAGTTGAAGGATTTTTAGATCGTGGCAGTTTTAATATTGGAACATTATACCTACCAGGCGACATTGTTGCCTGGGGTTCTAGAAAATACAAAGTTAAAGGCAGTGTCGCTAGTGTAACAGGACAAAAACCTTCTAACACAACATTCTGGGAAGTATATGCATATGGCAACGAATACCGAAGCACATATGCTGGCGGTACACAATATTATCCAGGTGACATTGTTTTGTATGGTGGTAGACTTTATGAAACAGTGACTGACCCTCTTGGGGTTGACCCAACATATACTGCAACATGGACTACATATTTGCCAGGTTTAAAATGGATGGGTGTTTATAGTTCAAGTGCAACATACAAAGTTGACGAAGTTGTTGAATATCAAGGCTCTAGTTATGTTTGTACACAACAAAGTACAAATAATCAACCAAATATTTCAGGAGCATACTGGAATCTTGTAGCACAAGGCAGCAATGATTCTGTAACAACTACTCGTGGCGATCTTATTGTTAGAGGCGCAGTAGCTAATCAAAGATTAGGTGTTGGCCCAGCAGGATCATTCTTAATCAGTGATGGTACTGACGTTAAATGGGGTATGCAAGCACCTGAAGCAACATTCTATGTTGCTCTTACTGGTGACGACACTAATGATGGTCGTACACCTGCTACAGCATGGCGTACAATACAACATGCTGCCACAGAAACATTTAATTATTTTACAACAAATGCAAATCCTTGTAGTATCAGTGTATTTGCTGGTGTATATGAAGAATTATGTCCAATCAAATTAGGCAAACATGTAGTTATAGAAGGTATGGGCGGCCTTGGCTCTGTATGGGTTGAACCAGACTCAACTAATGACAAAGGATTTGGCGTAGGCAAGTCCAAAGACGGTTCTACAAATAACGCTAACAGTGAAGTGTTCCAAATGAACAACGGAACACGTTTGCGTAATATGGTTTTTAGAAATTTCAGCACAGGATCTGTGTTAGCATGTTTAGATCCAGGTACTGGACCTAATGATTCAAGTGTTTGGATTACTTCACAATCACCATATGTACAAAACTGTACAAACCTAAGTGCAAATTGTACTGGTATGAAAATTGATGGTGCACTACATAACGGTGGCTATAAGTCAATGGTGGCCAATGACTGGACACAGATTAACAGTGACGGTATTGGCATACACGTATTAAATGATGGACGTACTGAATTAGTATCAGTATTCACATACTACTGTCATATTGGTTATTTGGCAGAAAGCGGCGGCAAGATTCGTGCGCTGGTCGGTAACAACAGTTACGGTGAATACGGCGCTGTGGCTAGAGGCTACAGTCAAAACGAAATACCATTAAAAGGTAATTTACAATTAGAATCTGATGTTATTGATTCTATTGTTACTATTACTAATGATGTTACAATCAATAACAGTTATAAAGACGATGACGGCAACATTTGGATAGTAGGCTATACTAATCCAAATATGGCTTCAGGAATTCCAGGATTAACTGGCGGCGCCAGTTATATGTTCGTAGCTGGTATTACTGCTGGCGGCGCATTGATTTTCCAAAGCACTATTGCTGGATCAGGTGATGAAAACAAACCTGGATATTTAAATGCAATTTTAGAACTAGACGGCGCACTATACCTAGCAGGTTCTGTAACAGACAGTGGACAAAAAGGATTCCTTGCAAAATTAAATAAAACTGGCACTGTACAATGGACAAAAACTGTTGCTGAATATTCAGCATTTACTAGTTTGACCACTGACTTTAGTCAAATTTATGTAGCAGGTAACAAAGCTGGCGGTGGTGCTGGTGTACTAGAACACAGCGTTGCTGGTATTATTGATTGGAACAGTTTTATCAGCTACAATGACAGCTCTTTAGCAACATTGTCTGATCCAAAGATTGTTCATGCAAGTCAACCAACATCAAGTACTGACACATATGCCAGCGCAGGCGATGCAAATGCAGCCGGCAAATTATGGGTAGCATGTAATGATAGTTCAAATGATAGAGTTGTGCTTGTTGGTATAAGCACTTCAGGTAGCTATTATAAATCATATCACTATCCTAATATTAGAGTAAATGCATTTAACATTGATCGTGGATCAGGTGACGGCATTTATTTTGTGTTGGCAGGTTACGATTTAAACGGATCTACAAAAAATGCATATGTAGCAAGAATAACTGTTGCTGGTAACGTAGCATGGCAATTAGTTGATGATAGCGCAACAATAGATACAGAATATTTTGGAGCTCTTCCTCAAGGTGACTCTGTTTATGTGTCTGGATGGAAAGAAACATCAAATGGTTCAGGCGTAAATGTTGGCTTAGTTAGAAGAATTACTTCTAATGGCAGTGTAACATGGGCTAGAACCTTAGCTGATGCAGGAACTAGTGTTGGATTTAGATCAATACACTTAGACGGTGTTAACGTTGTTGTTCCAGGATATGGCACTGGCGATGACATTGTTATTCTTAACGTACAACGAGACTTAACTAACGGTATTGGTACTGTAAATTCAGGTACATGGACATTTAGTAACTATGCCACAACGCCATCTAATACAACAATCACTACTAGAGCAGTTGAAGGTGCTTATGTTTACGCATCAAGTGCAACATTAAATGCAGCCACATATACTTCTAATGTAACTGCTGTATACACTGCGGCCAGTAACGCAACAAGAGCAGGTTTTGCTGGTGTTGGTAGGGGTATTAATTTTGCAGTAAAAGGACTATTACGTAAACCAAAAGAAGGTTCCGTAGTACATATCACTGGCGATACGGACACTTATTTCTGTGTTGGAGTATCAAACTTTACTGACCCAACAAGAACCAGTGGAAATAATCCAAATTCTAGAGTTTTATTAGCATCTAATAAAGATTTCTTAAAAGCAGAAGTCATTGCATACATTAATGCAACATATCCATCATTAACATATGATCAAGCACTATGCTCAAGAGATGTTGGGCTAATTGTCGATGCGTTAGGTGATGATTTAGATTACAACAGTAACGCAAGTAGTATTGATGCAGGATATGCATACTACAACAATTCAAGTAGTTTATATGCAATTACTACACAAAAAACAGAAACATTGGCAGCAATCACATACTTAAAAACTATTGTTGATAATGTTCTTAAAAATCAAACACCAGCAACTGTTAGAAGTGCAGTTCCACAATATAAAAACGGTGCTTTAGTTTTTGAAGCTACTAGTGATACTAGATGCGGTAGTAATTTAGATGAAGTTTACAATATTATTAATCTTGGTGTAGGTGCTGCCTCAGAAAAGGTTGGTTTAGGAACTTGTGAAATAGCATTAGATCCACCAATTCCTAGCAACAAAGTTCCTAACGATAATCAACCAATGGTATTCAGAGAAGCATACAGTCAAGTTCGTATGACTGGTCATGACTTCTTAGATGTTGGAACTGGCGGATTTGCTGATACTAATTACCCAGTAATTATTCAAGAAGATTATACACAACAGCCTGATCAAGAACGTGAAGTTTTAGCTGAAACTGGTGGTCGTTGCTTCTATGTAACCACAGACCAAGATGGTAACTTTAGAGTTGGTGATTACTTTAAAGTTGAACAGGCCACAGGTCGTGCAACACTGAGCTCAGAAGAATTTGACTTATCAGGTCTTAACGAATTACAACTTGGTAGTATTAAAGCTGGTAAACAAGGTGCTACAGTTAACGAATTTAGTACTGATCCAGAAATGGCAGACAACAGTGACACTGCTGTACCAACTGAAAAAGCTGTTAGAGGGTTTGTTAAAGGCGGCTTTATGGGAACTGATGCTATTTGGGTTCCAGCAGGAACTACAGCACAGCGTCCAGTAAGTCCTCAAGAAGGTATGGTACGTTTTAATACTACATTGAATACCTTAGAATTTTATGATGGTGTAACATGGAGTGCTGGCGGTGGTGGCGGTATTCTTGTTTCTAGTGTAAGCCCAAGTATCATTGATCCAAGTGTAAACAGTACTGTAACAATTTTGGGCGACAAATTTACTAACCCAACAACTGTTGTAATTGGTGGTGTTACAATACCATCAGGGTCAGTGACTTATGTTTCAGCTAATAGATTGACTGTTAATACAGGTACTACAGTACTAACTAGTGTAAGTTCTGGTCTTGTAGATTTAACATTGACCGGCTCAAACGGACAAAGTGCAACTTATCCAGAATACATTAGAATTAATAGAACACCTACATTTACAACCAGTGCTACATTAAGTAACGTACAAGAAGGATCTGCGTTCAACGTAACAATTTCTACAACTGACACTGAAGGTCATACAAAAACCTATAGTTTAGCAAGTGATCCTAACAGCTTGTTTACAGCAAACGGCGGCCCATTTACGCTAAACACTAGTACTGGTCAAATTACTGGTACTACACCGTTAGTTGCCAGTGACAGTGCAAGATCATTTACTTTAAGAATTACAGATCAATTTGGGCTATTTAATGATCGAACATTTACATTTACAATTCTAAATAATACAGCACCAACAGTAACAAGTCCAACAGCTGGGCAAAACTTTGGTGACTTTGGAACTACTGTTGACAGTACCTATACAACTGGCGTAAACATTGCATTTACTGCCAGCGACACTGAAGGAAACACATTATCTTATGCAGTAGCACCAAGCGGTGACCCGGCAGCATTGTTTAGTAATGGTTTGTCATTGAATACGTCAACAGGTAATATCACTGGAACAATCACACATGGTTGGCTAAACAAGGCTTATACAAGAACTGGTTCAGTTACAATACGTGTTACTGATAATGCATCAAATTCATTGTTTACAGATCGTCAATTTAACGTTGTTGCTCGTTGCACATGGAGATACAGAGTATTGTACAGTCGCGGTTATATGGGCGGCGGTTATAGAAATAGTGATCCTTGGAATAACGTTAATAGAACACAACACAGCACAGATACTAGCACAAACTTAGGCGACATCATGAGTAGAAAAGGTTCCTACTCAGACGGAACTTTTAGTGATAATACATTCTTTATGTTTGGCTTACAGGATGCATACGACGGTAAAGACACATTTAGCTGGAGTATGAACATGAACACTGATGCTGGTAAAGCTACATTCAATATGAGTATTAGTAGAAACGACTGTGCAGCGGTACCTTATGATACTGTTCGTGGTTATATTACTGGCGGTGATTCAAACAGCGCATATGATAGAATTGATTTTGCTACTGAAAATATGCTATCAACACTAGCAGGCGGATTAGGTAGTGACTATGTAGGCGGTGCATGGAACGATACAAAGGGTTTTTTCTGGAACGGTACACAGATTAGACTAACGTTCTCTACTGAAAGTTCCTCAAGTATTTTCTCAACTAGAGGAACACACAGTAAGGGATGGGCAAGTAAGTACGGTCATTATTACATTGGACCAGCTAACAGTGCAGATAATTTAGCTAAAGTTAGTTATTCTACTGAGAGTGTGGTAAGTACTTTAGGTAACTATCCAAACACACAAACACAAGGTGAACACAATACACAAATTGGTCAAGACAACGTGTACACTATTGGTATGTGGAACAGTTCAAACTCACAAGTTAATGACAGTTGGAAACTTGCGCTAAGTAATGATACATATTCATTCGGTGTTAACGGTCATGCTACATTACAGCCAAAAGGTAGAGATGGCTGTAGCTCAGGTGGCTGTGCAACATTTGGTTAAAAGAGGAACAGCATGATAATTTATTACAGAGGCAAAGAACAATTAAACGGATATATCCAAACTAAAACAATTTTTCAGGGTGGATATATTGCAGAAATTGCACCTAATTCTGAGGAGTTCGTTGAATGGAGCGCATTTGACTGGGTAAGAACAATCCCAGCTGACAACGAACAATTTTTAACTTCAAACTTTGGTAAGAAAAAATTAGAGTTTTGGCAAAGTGAAAATGGTGAAACTACTACAACAAAGCGTTCATCTGTTGATGAAAACGGAGTCAAATGGTCTAAAATCAAACGCGATTTTACACAGGAAGAACATGATAAACTATTAAGTTTTGAAAAAACTGTCTTAGAAGGCATCTTAGTCAGCATTTATAAAACAAGAGTTGTTGGAAAAAATCTTTTCCCAACAGATTTTGAACAACAAACTTGGCATATACAAGAACAAGAAGCTAAAGAATATAAAACAACTGGATCAGCTGGCGTACTACTAAGCACATTAGCAGACGCTAGAGGTGTAAATGTTGCTACAATGGCTGATAAGATACTAGCCAAGTCTGAAGATTTTAAAAGAAATATTGGTACACTATTGGGTACATTTCAGAGACACAGAAGTACAATTAACGGGTTTGATAAACTAGAAGATCTAAGAGAATGGAGATCAAAACATTTCGGATGGAATATTTCTAAAGAAAACGTTCCGTTAGATCAATACGTACCACCATTAGACCCCTTAGCTGATTACAGAAAAAACATCTAAATCGCTGCACCACAACTTGATAGGCATATAAATATCCCAGGAGGATTTATATGTCTATCACAGATCAAGATATTATCGATTACGGACAAAATCATTTATTTGCCTATACTGATTACCAAATTCAAAATTATGTAATTAATACAGGTATAACAGATCATAGAAAAACACGCCAGGCTCTTTTAGAAATTGAACAAAGAACCAATTCTATTATCGATCATGATTTTTTAGTTCGAAAACATCAAGCAAACATTGGAATTAAGAAAGAAGAACTAACTTCTGAAATCAGCGCGGCTAAAAAACAATTAATTCAAGTTGAAATTGAAGAACTTGAATTTGCATTAAAAAAATGTAACATTAGAAAAATTGCTCTAGAAGAAGAAAGAAATACTTTTTTAAATTTTGTAAAAATGTTTGTAAAAACTAAAGAAGATTTAGACAAAGTATATAACGATCCAGAAGAAGATAAGCAATATTGGATTTCAAGAATGAGTAAACAGGCTGCTATTGATTTACTATCTTATGGCAAAGTTTCTGCAGGTAATATGGAAAGTATTATACAAATGCCTGTTGAAGATCAAGTACAAACACTAGCTGGCGCAATTGAATTCAACAAAAAAATGGAAACTGGACTATTAGCACTACAACGTAAAGTTGAAACACAGCTATTAGAAGATATGAAAACAAATATAAATCCAGAATTAATCCCTAATTTAGAAAAAACAGTCAAACCATATGACACGAAAAATCTTCTCGGTACCACTGAATCCAAAACTTGAACTAGACACGTTTGAGAATGAATTTTTACCTTGGCTAGACCAACATAAAGATTACATTTACGATGTGTATTTTACTTGTAGACTAGCACCCTTTGATCAAGATGCTATGGGTGATGTATTCAGGCGCGGCGATTGGCGTGCTCTTGTAAACAATGCTATGGTAATTCAAGAAGCATTGAACATACCATTGTCGGCCACTTTTAATAATTATTCGATTGCTCCCACAACTAAAAATCTTCAAACATTCGTTGAATCTTTTAAACCTTTATATGAAGCAGGTATTAGAACAGTTACTATACCTCATACTATTTGGATGTTGCAGGGCGTAATACAAAGAGAATTTCCAGAATTAAAAGTAAAAAATACAATATTACGAAACGTACAGCGTCCTAATGAAATAGTAAAATTAGCAGAAGCTGGTTTTTATTATGTAAACTTAGATAGAGATCTTATGCGAGATCAAAAACGTTTATTAGAAATAAAACGTGCTAAGGAATACATTAGAAAAAACATATGCAGTGATTTTACAGTTAGTTTGCTGGCCAATGAAGGATGTTGGGGTAATTGTCCAGTTCAAGATGAACATTTTGAATTTAATTTTACAAGACAAAATTTTGAAGACCCAACATATTTTGCTGACCCAATTAGTAAACCAACTTGCCCAAGATGGGACAGTATTGACCCTGCGGGTCCTTTAAAGGTAGCAAATTTTCCACCTTGGAAAAAAGACTGGGACGAATTTATTGATACACTGGGTATTGATGTAATTAAAATGCATGGTCGTGAGCATGAACCTAGACTTCAAGAAACTATGAAGATTATATCTAGGTATGCTAGAGGCGATGATGTACTATTTGATGATTTTAATACATATATTCAAGACGCTAATTTAGAACATAAACCTATAAATGTATGGCGTGAAAAAATCAAAACTTGTCAATTTAATTGCTGGGATTGCCACTATTGCGAAGATGTAGTAGCTAACAAACAAAAAAATAAGTGGGTTACAAAAATTAATGAATCATTGTTAAATGCGCAGGATCATAAAAGTAATGTAACAGACAAATCTTTAAAAATTAACGGGCTAACCAGTGAAAAAATAAAACATTTTTTAAACAACCTTTGCCAACAAGAGGATACTAGATTCCTTGAAATTGGTAGTTATCGTGGAAGTACATTCTGCTCTGCAATTGAAAATAATGAAATTAAAGCAGTAAGTATTGATAACTGGAGCACTCCTACAATTAATCCTGCAAGAAATGTTGAAGGTTGGACCGGAACAGAAGATCCGTTAACTGATTTTAAACAAAATATTCAATCAGTTTTAGGTAAAAATCAAGTTATGGGATTTAACGAAGATGTTAATAATATAGATCTCGTTAAAATGCCTTTTAAATTTAATGTAGTGTTTTATGATGGCGATCACACATATGATAGCACACATGGTTTTCTAAATAAATTTAGTTCAGTATTTGAGGAAACATTTGTATTAATAATGGATGACTGGAACTGGGAACAGATTAAAACAGCTACAGAGGATTGGGCTAAAGCAAATACAACTACAATTTACAAAAAAGAAATTAAAACAACAGGTGAAGATCCTGAAGATTTTTGGAATGGTTTAGGAATTTTTGTACTAAGAAAAAATAGAGAGCATATAACATGACAGAACAGATTAGACACATAATGATCGTTGGTGGTGGAACCAGTGGCTGGCTAGTGGCAGCATACTTAAAAAATAATTTGCCACCAGAGGTCAAATTAAGTTTAATAGAAAGTACAAAAATTGGACCCATAGGTGTTGGGGAAGGTACACAACCATTTACCATGCAGTTTTTACGAGAAGCCGGTATTACACCTGAAATGTGGATGAAGGATGCTAGTGCAACATATAAATTAGGTGTTGAATTTGTTGGTTGGCACAATAAACCGTATTTTGTTGACAACGACACTTATGAAACTTTTGTAATTGGGCCTAATACAACAACAATGCCTTATTGGGTGGACAAAGGCGTTGATAAATTTTTTGATTGGCTTCCGTCATACAAGTTAGCTCAAGCTAATAAAAGTCCTAAGATGAGTCCAGAGTTAGACCACACACCTGGATTAGTAAGTCCTAGTTGGGACGCTGTACATTTTAACGCTTTTAAAATTGGCGACACACTGCGTCAAATGTTAAAAAATAAAATAGATTATTACGATACAGAAATTGTTGAAGTAGATAAAAACGATCACGGCATTGAAAAATTGCGTGATGTAACTGGCAAAGAATACATGGCAGATCTTTATATAGACTGTAGTGGATTTAAAAGTATTCTTTTAGAACAGGGGTTGGGTGAACCATTTATAGACTGTAACGATGTATTATTGTGTAATCGTGCAGTAGCAATGCCAACACAGTATAAAAATAAAGAAACAGAAATGTTTCCTTATACTAGAGCAACAACTATGAATTATGGTTGGCGTTGGACAATACCTATCAGTGAAAGAGTTGGCAATGGCTATGTGTACAGTGATCTTTTTATATCTCCAGAACAAGCAGAATTAGAACTTAGACAATCATTAGGCGACTTTACTACTCCAGTGAATCATTTAACAATGAAGATTGGCTACCATAAAGAAATTGCCAAACAAAATGTACTGGCTGTTGGACTTAGTGCAGGTTTTGTAGAGCCTCTTGAAGCTACAGGTATTACATTTACGACTAAAGCAGTGCATTTTTTAATGGAAGCACTGGTAAAATCAAATGGCGTTTGGGACCAAAGATCAAGGAATCTTGTAAACAGTCAATTTGAGACTATGTTTAGCGAAATTGTTGATTTTATATTTTTACACTACAAACTATCTAACAAAACTGGCAGTGATTTTTGGCAGGCCTATAGAGAAATGCCTATGCCAGAAGCAGTGCAAAAACGATTGGAATTTTTCGCTACAGATTTGCCCAAGCAGATGTTTATGAAAAACAACTTTCAAATGTTTCATACCGGCCAGTGGTTTGAAATGTTATTAGGCAGTGGGTATTTTAAAGACAGATTTTCTATATTAGATCCTGACTATGCAAAATATGCGGATATGTACATAGATTATCAAAGATATAAAACTAATCAAGTTTTAAACGTATTCCCTAATCACAGCAATTACATAGCTGGTTTATACGATAAATAATTACATGTTCAATAAATTCGTATCTAATCAAAGTTTTGAAATATTGCCCGATGTTATTGCAGTAAGCTCGCCTATTTTCAGCGAATATTGCAGGCTAGCTACAACTGTGCCTTTACTAATGGCGATTGGGCCTAACCCGGACCCAAGAACTGGGCAACCTTATGTAATACCGTCTAATACTATTTTAGATATTTACATTGAAAATCGAGGCGATAAAATAGGTCTACTGCTAATAGAGGATTTAGGTATTGACAGTACAGTTCAACGTGGTCGTGCAAGTATCACTATCTTAGAGGCTGTATGATAAATTTATACGAAATTTTAGGTATAGATCCTAGAGCTACTTACGAAGAAGTTAGATATGCTTATCGTATTAAAGTTATGCAGTATCATCCAGATAGAATAGGTCCAAATGATGACTTTGATAGGATTTTCAAAGCATACACTATTCTCATAGACCCTAACGCTAGATTCAAATATGATATTTTGTTTAATTATTACCGAAGTCAGGACGGTGACAATGAAGATGCAAAAATACATACTGGCACATACTATAAAGACATAGATCCTGCACAATTTAAGGGTGTTTCTTATCCGTTTGGTGTTGTAGAAATCTATAGCTAAATTCCGATAAATACTGCGGAGAGCAAATTTCATGGCAAATATCCGCAGAATCACAGTAGGGGAAGCCCTAAGTTCAATCACAGCCTTTCATGGCTTCAATGTTGCCGCTAATGGCGACCTCATGTATACTAAGTTTGACGGCGGAAATTTAGACATAAGAGATGCAGATAATTTAGAACAGTATATTATGTATGAAATCAGCACGGATGACTTCGTGTGGAAAATCAATGGTGACGGCGAGTTAGTCGTAGAGTTCGAAACCGATGACTGATAAATACTCTAATAACGGGATCAGATAATGGGTATTTCAACGATTTCAATTGGTAAAGTAAAGTTTAATTGGCGCGGCAACTGGGCCGCCGCCACAGCCTACGTTAAAGACGATGTAGTAAAATATGGTCCCAGTGTTTATACCATAACTGAAGCACATACTAGTGCTAGTACCTTTGCCGCAAATATAGCAAAAACCAGTTTAATGGTAGAAGGTGTGACTTTTGACGGAGCATGGAGTTCAGGTACACTTTATCAAACCAATGACATTGTCAGTTACGGTGGTGCAATTTATGTTGCATTAAGAGAAACACAAGCAGATATTCCAAGTTCTAGTCCCAGTGACTGGAGTAAATTAGTTGGCGGTCTTGAATATGAAGGGACTTATTCAGGTGTAACAGCGTACCAACAAGGCGACATTGTAAAATACGGCGGAACCACGTATGTTGCAAAACAAGATACCACAGGCAACTTACCAACAGATGTAACTAGTTGGGATAGACTAAACGACGGTTTCACATATGTTGGTGTTTGGTCATCTATTGATACATACCGTCCAGGCGATATTGTAAAATTTGGTGGTAAATTCTATAGCGCACTACAAGTAACATTAAATCATAATCCTACTACTGCTACTTCCTATTGGAATGTATTCTCTGAAGGCATACAATTTATTGGGACGTATAGTAATGTCACTGAATACAAAGTTGCAGAAGTAGTAAAATACGGTGGGAATCAATATATTTGTATACAAAATACCACAACTGGTATTAGACCATCAAATACTAGTTACTGGACACTATACTTACCAGGGCTTAATTATAGAAATGATTGGGCCGTAACTACAAGTTATAATCCTGGTGATGTTGTAAAATATGGTGGAAGAAGTTATGTATGTACAGTTGATGCATTACATGTGGACCCAATACAAATATACCCAACAGATACTGTATATTGGTCAATTTTGAACAAAGGTCTTGATTGGAAAGGACCTTGGAGTACAAGTACTAATTATAAATTAGATGACGTTGTTGAATACAGTGGAAGTAGTTATGTTTGTATCTTAGGTCATAATGACGATGGTAGTACTGATACAACTCCTAGCACTGCGGCTACATATTGGCAAGCATTAGCAATAGGTGATATTAGTAGTCCAATGACCAATACTGGTGATATGATTTACCGTAATAGTGTTGGCGGCATAGTAAGACTTCCGATTGGGCCTAGTGGTGCATTCTTAGTGGTTAACAATGGTATACCTAGTTGGGGTTCACAAGCCCCTGAACGTAACTATTACGTTAGTTTACAGGGCAGTGACAGTAATGATGGACGTACAGTTACTACTGCTTGGCGTACACTGCAACATGCATGTCAACAGACATTTAATGGTGGACAAGCAAAAATTAGTATAATGGCTGGCGCTTATACAGAATTATGTCCTATAAAAGTGGGCAAAAGTGTTGTTATTGAAGGTGACGGCCTTGGTGCTGTAACAATTAGTCCAGAAAATAGTACAGATAAAGGTTACGGTGTTGGTATAAGCAAAGACGGATCTACTCCTAATGCTAATAGTGAAGTGTTTCATGTAAACAACGGCTCTAGAATTCGTAATCTAGTATTCCGTGGATTTGGCAGCGGTGCTGTTTGTGTAAGTTTAGATCCAGGCTATGGTCCTAATGATACATCGGTATGGATCACATCACAATCACCATACGTACAAAACTGTACTAGTTTTACTGATTTAGGCACTGGTATGGTTATTGATGGCGCACTACATAATGGCGGATATAAATCTATTGTGGCCAATGACTGGACACAGATCAATAGCGATGGTATAGGATTTATTGTTAAAAATGACGGACGCAGTGAATTAGTTAGTTGCTTTACATACTATTGTCACATAGGCTATTTGTGTGAGGGTGGCGGCAAAATACGTAGTGTTGGTGGTAATAACAGCTATGGTGAATATGGCGCAGTTGCACGTGGTTTTAGTCAAAGTGAAATTCCTCTCACAGGTAATTTACAATTAAGTGATGATACACTAAACAGTATTCAAACATTTACTGATAATGTACATATTTTTACCAGCTATAGAGATTTTAGTGGTAATTTATTTTGTGTAGGCCATACTAACCCTACAGGATCAGATGAAAGTAGTAGTTGGAGTAACACTGCAAGTAGACCATTTATAGCTAAGTTTACTTCAGCAGGCACATTAGATTGGTCTTATACATATACCAGTGCATTTGGCGGTGTTCATAGTATTATAGAAATTGATGGACTATACTATGCCGGTGGTGTAATTTATACTGGTGGTAGTAATAAAGGATTTTTATTAAAAATATCAGCAAGTGGTGAAATACAATGGCAAAAAACTGTTGGCGATACTACTGAAATTGTAGATTTAGCTACTGACGGCACTAGTTTTTTATACGCAGTTGGAAATCACAATATTAATGGCGTTACACTAATTAAAGTTCAGCCAAGCGGTATTATTAGTTGGAGTCGTACTTTAGATTATAATGATAGTAGTATTAACACTCTTACTGCAAGTAGTTTATGTTACGCTGGTACACCAACAACTAGTACAGACAGCTATGCTTCTGAAGGAGATGCTACAGCAGAAGACGACTTATATATTGCCTGTCGTGATACTACAGCTAATATAGCAATGATTGTTCGTGTGAACAATTCTGGAAATTTAGTCACTGCTTATAGATATGGTGATTTTTGGATTAACAAATTACGTTTAGATACAGGTAATGGTGATGGAATTTATATGATGGCCGTTGGATATTATGATCCTGCAAGTGCCGCAACAAAGAATCCATTAGCTATGCGTGTGGATATATTGGGCAACATTGAATGGCAATCACAGTTAGTTAATAGTTTAAATGGCGAATTTACAGATGTATTTCCACAAGGTGATGATGTTTATATTGCAGGATATGCTAACGATAGTGACAGTACACAAACATTTAATCAAGGATTAGTAACTAGATATACTTCTAATGGCACATTAACTTGGTCTAGAATAATTAAAGAAAATGCACAGAATGTATGGTTTACTGGGGTTGCATTAGATGGTGTTAACGTAGTATTAGCCGGTAATTATCTAACAAATAGTGTTATAGCTAATATACAAAGAGATTTAACTAATGGCATTGGAACTGTGACTTCAGGAAGTTGGGTCTTAGGCTCAACAGCATTTTTACCAGCTTCTTCAACAGTGGCTATAAAAAATATACAAAACATTTATGCACAAAGCGTTGCAATCAGCTTAACAGATTCAACATTAACACTAAATCAAAGTCCAGGAATAACACGTTCTGTTAGCGCAACTAGAAGTGGTTTTGCAGGAATAGGAACTGGTTTATCTTTTTCAGTAACAGGCGTGTCTAGAAGTCCAAAAGCAGGTAGTGTATTACAGATAGCTGGCAATACAGAAACTTATTTTGTAATTGAAGTGGCAAATTTTGACAGCGGTACTGGAAATTGTACTATTGCTATTGATCCTGCACTACCAAGTAACAAAACCCCTGATGATAATACAGCAGTAACATTCCGCGAAGCATTTAGTCAAGTACGTATGACCAGTCATGACTTCTTAGATATAGGTACTGGTGGATTCGCTGACACTAATTATCCCGTCATTATCCAAGCAGATTATACACAACAACCAAATCCAGACAGAGAAGTTATTGAAGAAAGTGGCGGACGTTGTTTCTATGTAACTACGGATCAAGATGGCAACTTCCGTGTTGGTAATTACTTTAAGGTTGAACAAAGTACTGGTCGTGCAACACTGAGTTCAGAAGAATTTGATCTAAGTGGATTGAATGAGTTGCAGTTGGGCTCTATTACTGCTGGCCGTCAAGGTGCTACGGTTAACGAATTTAGTACTGATGGCACATTCTCTGATAACAGCGATACTGCCGTACCAACAGAACGTGCTACAAAAACTTATGTAGATAATTCTATTACAGCGGCAGTTGGTGCAGCCAGTAAACTTAAAGTTGGTACAGCTCCTAATGAATCATTAGTTGAGATTGTTGGGTCAGGAGCAACTACGGATGTAATAGATTTTGACATTTACGGAACACTAGCGGCACAAATAGCTAAAGAATATGTGTTAGTACCAAGAGGTACAACAATCAATCGACCAGGAAGTCCTGTAAATGGTTATTTAAGATATAATACAGATATAAATGCATTTGAAGGTTATGTAAACGGCGCATGGAGTGGTATCGGCGGCGGCAATCCATGGGACACAAAATCTAGCTCATATACAGCAGTCAATAATGATAGATTGTTTATTAATACAAGTTCAAGCTCAGTAACAATTACGTTGCCTGCAAGTCCAGCAGTTGGCGATAATGTAAGATTTATGGATTTAGCAGGAACATTTGGAACAAATGCATTAACTGTGGGAAGAAACGGGAATAAGATTTTTGGGGTGTTAGATGATTTAGTTATTAATACCCCCGATGCTGCCTTCCAGCTAATTTATACTGGTGCAACTTATGGTTGGAAACTAGCGGAGTTATAATAGATGCCTATTAATTATCAACAAAAGAAAAATACAAATACTACATTTGGTGGCACCGATGCTATCACAGTTCCTGTAGGTTCGCAAGCACAAAGAAGTGGTACTGAAATTGGTCAACTTAGATACAATACTGACGTAGGATTGCCAGAATTTTATACAGCCAGTGGCTGGAGTGCAGTTGCCCCGCCTCCTACTATAACAACAATATCTGGCGTAATTAACGAAAATACAAACAGTACAATTACTATTAATGGTACTAATTTTGTATCTGGGTCAGTAGTTAGTATTGAAGGAGCAGCAGTTGGTGGTACTCCTAGAACTCTTACAACAACTTTTGTAAATTCTGCACAACTTACTGCGGCAACAAACGCAGGTTCTGTAAACTTTGTTGGCGGGGCTAGTTTTGATCTTAAAGTTACTAACCCAAGTGGACTAACTGCGAGTTTATTAACTGCTGGAAATATTGATAGAGATCCAGCATGGGCAACCTCTGTAGGAAATTTAGGTACTAATCAAGAAAGACCTATTCCTGGTGCCGATATTACATCATTTACATCAGGTAGTGATACTTTTAGAATACTAGCATTTAGGGCCGGTGGTGGTACATGGACACCAAACTTCACTGGCACTGTGGATGTGCTAGTTGTAGGTGGCGGTGGTGGTGGTGGCTATCAAGTTGGTGGCGGTGGCGGCGCTGGAGGATTAATTTATAGGTCAGGGTTATCTGTTACAAGTGGTTCTGGCATCAATTGGTATGTAGGTGAAGGCGGCCGCGGCGGCGGCTGGGCCGGTCAAGGTGAGCCTAATAATGGACCAGACAACTTAGTTGCAACAGGTGGTCAAGATAGTTATTTTGGTAGTTTAACAGCTAAAGGCGGCGGCGCAGGATCGAATCACAACACTGGTGCAAGATCAGGCCCAATTGGACCTTATGACGGTCTAGGCCAAGCTGGCGGTTCAGGCGGCGGTGGCGCTGGCGATAGTGCAAGCAGAAGCCGTGCAGGCGGCACTGGTAATCAATCAAGTCAAGGCGGCGAAAGCGGTAGTTTTGGCTTTGGAAATAACGGTGGTCAAGGTTTAGCAAGTTCTTGGGCTGGTGGTGGTGGTGGTGGCGCTGGTGGCGCTGGTAGTAATGCTACATCAAATACAGGCGGACCTGGTGGTGTTGGTAGAGATTATTCTGCACAATTTGGTACAACTTACGGACAATCTGGATTCTTCGCTGGTGGCGGAGGCGGCTGTAGTAGTGGTGAATCTGGCACAGCCGCAGTAGCAGGTGGTAACGGCGGTGGCGGAAGAGGTTTTGCTAATAACGGTCAAGCATTAGGTGGTGGAACCACAGGCGGTGATGGAACAGTTAACACTGGCGGCGGCGGCGGCGGAGTTAGAGATCGTTATGACGGCTCAAATGCCTATATAAGAGCTGGTAACGGTGGCAGTGGTATTATATTGGTTAGATACAATGTTAATTTAGAAACAGTACCTACAAGATTTACACTTTCTGCTACAGATCCAGACGGAGGTGCAACAACTTACAGTTTAGCTAGTGGTAGCCTACCAACAGGATATACTTTAAATTCTTCAACAGGAGTTATTAGTGGTTATCCTCCTGCTGTAGCAAGTGATACTACATATACATTTGGAGTTGATGCTACTAGTGCCGGACAAACCGTTAATCGTAGTTTTAATATTATTATAAGCAGAACTAATGATGGATCAAAATCAGACAGGGCGGCTGCAAGTGCGGCAGCAATTAAGTCTTTAACTGGTACCACTATTAATGGTATCTATTGGATACTAGTTAACGGTGTTGCTACACCAGTATACTGTGATATGAATAGAGATAGTGGCGGGTGGATGTTGGCAATGAACATCAATACTAGTGATAATAGTATTGTACATTATACAAATCACGATTTTTGGGAAAGTCCAACTAAACTAACTAGTTACCCAAGTGGTGGTGGCACAGTAAGTAATAGACCAAGTTCAAATGTAAATGATTGCTTTATTCGTGATTATAAAGCGATTGAGTTTGGAAACTTATGGAATAATTTTGCCGGAACTAAATTTATGGTCATGGTTCATAATAACGGATCATATGTTGGTTATCGAAGTTGGAATTTAAACACAGCAGTGGCTACTAAATTTAGTGAGTTCTGGAATGGTCCAAGAACACCTGGAAATCCAGGAAGTGGCAGTGTAAGATATTATAAGAAAATAACAAATGGTACTACAAATAGTGATATTGGTAGTATTAACAGTAGAACACCTAATAGTTATGAAAGTCAAGATTTAATTACTAACGCTGAAAACGGAGAGTCCGATCTAAACAGATTAACACAGGTCAATAGTGGAGCACCTAGCGGTCCCAATACCAACCATACTTACAGTCGTGGCGATAACGCAGGCGCTGGCTTTGGTACACTGTATGATAGAACAGCAGGCGGTAGACCAGAAAGTGATGCACAAAACTGGGATTCTGGCACTTGGACTAACAGTGGCGGCGGCAGATACGGTAGTGACACTTTAACTAACGATAACTTTAGTAGTTGGGGCGGTAAGGCGTATACTACTAGTGGTGCAGGAACAGGTGACACGTACAACTGGAACGGTTATACTGGTTTAGACTATGATTTTGCCATGTTTATTAAATAACTAATTGCACAAAGATAACTAATTGTATGAAAATAGTTATTGCAGGGGGCGGAACTGCTGGCTGGCTTTCCGCCCTTTTTTTATCGAAAATATATCCAGAATTCCAAGTTGAACTCATTGAAAGTTCTAAAATTGGTGTTATAGGCACAGGCGAAGGCAGCACCGGATTATTAAATGATGTACTAACAAATAGAATTTGGAATTTTGGTTGTAATTTAGATGACTTTTTAAAAACAACCAAAAGTACGCCTAAATTAGGTATTGAATTTAGTAATTGGGGTGTGGATGATTATATTAGCCCAATTGATGGTTCTGCATGGAGTAGTAGAAGTCCAGACACAATAACACTACACGCCATTGCTAACAGTATTCCTTCATACATGACATCTATGCAAGGGCTCCGTGGAGTCAACATGATGACACAGTTTAATGATAGAAAAAATATTAAAAATTCTAGCAACGGGGGTGCATATCACTTTGATGGCCAACTAGTCAGTCAATATTTTAAAAGTATATGCAACACTGTAACAGTATATGATGATAAAATTACTAGTTTTAAACAAAGATCTAACGGCAGTGTGTCTACAATAATTTGTGAAAATGTCATTATTGACGATATAGACATGGTTATAGACTGTTTAGGTTTTAACAGTATTTTCAATAAAGAGTTGCCATCAACATTTATAGATTTTAGTAAACATTTACCAGTAAACACTGCTATACCATTCCAAATAGAAAATAACGATCTAACAAACACTATACCATTTACTAAATCTAGAGCTATGAACTATGGTTGGATGTGGCAAATACCTGTAGGCAAGAGATATGGTTGTGGATATGTGTTTAATGGTGATTTAATCTCTCCTGAAGATGCTGTTGAAGAAATAGAAAATACTTTGCAAAGAAAAATAAAGCCAATAAAAACAATAAAATTTACCAGCGGACACATTCGTAATCTATGGAGAAATAACGTTATTGCTATAGGACTTAGCAGCGGATTTTTAGAACCTTTACAAGCTACAGCAATACACACAGTTATAGCACATTTGAGTATGTTGTGTTTTGACTTTTTAAATTACGATAAACAATTAGTACAAAATTATCCTGGCAAAGATTTATACAATCAAAGAGCAGGTCAATATTATCATGATTTCGCTGATTTTATCAATTTACATTATCAAACACCAAGAGGGGATACAGAATTTTGGCGTTATATGAAAAATGAATCTGCAACAGACTTTGTTAAAAATATATTATCTGTGTGTAAGGCTCGAATACCTACACATCACGATTTTAAAAAATACAACTATGCCGCAGGAGCTAGTTTATGGAATCCAACTATTCAGGCTTTAGGAATTGTAACATCTCAAACAGCACAAAAACAATTAGATTTTTGTCAAATAAAGTTCCCATCAAATATTAAATCTACTTTAGAAAGACATATTGCACTTGTTGAATCTGAAGATTTAATTTCAGTAGAAGAATTTTATAATACGTATTCTAAATATTATTAAAGTTTTTCTACAAACCTGTGTAGTTTTAATCTAGCTTCTTTGAGATCTTTGGTAAAAGTGCTGTGCTGTAAACCTACAGCAACAAATCCACCAGCCATATCTTCTACACTGCGATCCACTGCTTCTACTTTAAGAAGAAAATCAGCTAGTAGACTTTTGCCTAAAGCACGTTGTTCTTTATCTTGAATACTGTCAACTTTACGTGTGTATTCTTCAACATCCTGTTGAAATTGCGGTAATTCACGAATAAACAATGCCATACTTTTTCCTTAAATTAAATCCATAACGTCAAATACTGTTTGCAGTTTATTTCTAACTGCACGATTTCCAAAACTGCTACGCAGTGCTTGATGTAAAGGTTTTGGCGCAGTATCAATAGCACACCAACACCATCCATCATGCTCACTACTTAGAGCGGGAACAAACTCATTATTTACTACACACAAATAAGTGTGAAAGTTAAAAACGGTATCATTACTAACAAAAGTTTCTAAAGGTACTGTTTTAATTATGTCTGGAGTGACACCAATTTCTTCATTGATTTCACGTTGAAGTCCTTGCCATGCACTTTCACCTAGGTCGTTAGTGCCACCAACTAGACCCCAGGTACCTGCATGTTTTCCTGAACTTTTTTGTAGCAGTAGAATACGCTTGGTATTTTTAGCGTAAAATAGCGCACCACTACAAACTATACGATCTTTTATAACTCCAGTCGCCATGTTCCTCTTGGATACTCCCCTTCAAAGCTCTTGCGCCAACTGACGCCGTCCCATTTGTATTGAACATTAGTATATATGTTCGTAAGGTATATCAAAGAGTCCGTTGTGGCAGCGGCATTAAAAATTACTTGCCATTTAGAGCCATCCCATTCTATAATATCATTAGTGTTAGCAATGAAGTCACTGTCATCTGCGTTTTTCCAAGCACTAGGGCCGTCTTCATTTAGGTAAATTTCGTAGGTAATAATGTCGTCAATGTCCACTGTATTTGTTAATCTTATAGATAACTGCCCTTGATTGTTTAGTGGAGGTAGTAATGCTACATCTACACCATTAACAAACACTTTTACATCGTCTACGTTATCAAAATCGACTGTAGTATCAATCCTATTACTACGTGCATCTGCTATCAGTGTTTCTCTAACGCCGCCACCAATGTTGTTAATAATCAAATAGCGTGTTCCTAATGTAGGCTGTGCAAGTCCAGATCCTGGCGCTGATTTTTCTGGATCCACAATAGCATCAAATGTTCCTGGGCTATTTGGTCGTGCTGTACTGGCAATATCAGTATTACTTGGGTAAGTATCACTGTCCCAGTTAACTGTTAGGATACTTTCATCTAAACTGTTAATAGCCACAGTACCTGACACTTCAGTTCCGTCTTCTTGTGTTAAAAATAATTGACTAATGCCTGGTCGATATTTTCCTGGATATGCATCAAGAACTGTACGCCAGTTTATATTGTCTGGTGTTTCAATGTCTACATCATTGAGATCTGTGGCATCACTGCCAGTGTTTTCACCTTGATCCAAGATTCTCGCTTGCCCCCCATAGACCACTATCCTGTAGTTGTCGATGGTAGTTCTCACTGTGTCGATGATGCGTGTGCCCGGTGTAGTAGGCAATGCATCTACACCAAGACCTTCGATGTAGCCATCACCACCACGATCTATGGTGTCATTGATGTTCATTATGATGCTGTGTATGACACCCAAGCGTTTGACCTTGCTAGGTGGACTGATGTAGATAGGGATGTCAAAACTCAATGTGGCTATGTCTATGTTGCTTTCTGCGCCTACAGGGATCTGTCTGCTGCTGAATTGCACATCGCCCAAGTTAACAACACTGAGACTGGTCCAATCTAAGTAATTGTCTGTGGTCTGTATCTCCAAGCTGGGATTGAACAGCATCAATATCTGCTCCAATAACTGCAATTTCTGTTCAGTGCTGGTGGTCCAGATATCTGCTTTCAATGTCATCTTGAACGGCGTAGGCATCAATCGTTCTACAGTATAGTTTCTACCTTGGCTGCTGGTGTATTCGCCACCTTCTACATCACGTTCACGTATATGTACTTTGCTGACGTGTGTGGCGTCGGCCAGTCGATCTTTGTCTAAATCAAGATCAGTTATATAAACAGCGATTCGCGGAGCACTGTTGATTTTATTTTCACTATTTTGTTTTTGAATGTGCGCAACTTGTCTATCACTATCGCCGTACATTACAGGTACACGCACAAGTCTACCATCACCGTATTTTACTACAAAGTTACTGAGCAAACGTATTGTCTGCAACAAATAGCGTCTTATCTGACCATCGTAAAAAAACTGCATTATAAATCTGCCCTAGGTTTAAGTGCTTTGCTAAGTGCTTGGCGTTCTTCAACAACTTCACCTGCAATAGTATTTGTATTTGTATTATTAATAAATCCAGTTTTGAGGGTTTTTCTATTGTCAGTGTTAGTTAATGTATGACGTACACTGTCCTCAATTTTTAACCAACGTCCGCCATCATAGCGAAATAATCTATTTGGAGCAAAATCAGTACGTAAAAAATAATCATCTTTTTGTGGACTGGCTGGAAATTGTATGCCGTGGCCAAACTCATAACCATTAGGTGGTATACCATCACCTAACAAATATCCTACATAGCCACTACGTTGTGCTCTACCATGGATACGACTAGTATCAAGACCAGTATTACTAGCATCTAAATCAGTTTGATCAACTGTTTCTAATGTTGGTTTACCAGTATTTGGATCCACAGCCAAAGTATAAAATTGCTGTGTTTCGTAACCACTTTTTGGAACATCTGCTTCTGCTTGTGCTAATATAGCATCATTAATTTCTAATTCTTTGCCTTTAGTGCTGAGTATATCTCTTAGAGTTTCAGTGCCACATTCTGTAGCAGGTTGATCTAAAATATCTGCAAACTGCTGACTATCCACTATCTTTTTAAGTTTTAGTCTGTATAAATGCGGCCACCATGTCTGGCTAAAACCCTCACTGGCTCTACTTACGTCTTCTATAACAAAGTATCTAGGCAACGCAACCATATAATCGTTAAGAGCAAACTCATCTTTCAAATGAGGCAGTTCAAAAACATCGCCACTTATGGGTTTTCTACCAATGCTTTTAATCCAGTCATTTATATGCACAGTCATGAATATAGTATCGTTGTCTATGAATAGACCGAACTGACTGAGATTAAAGTCTAAATTCTGTACGTTATAAATGCCACGTACTTTGTAAATGCTAGGGTCATATTTTCTATCCCTATTTTCTAACAACAATAAATCTTGTATGTTAGTAACATCTAAACTAGCATAATTGGGTTGATCCGCAGTGGCGTTGGCCTCAGCAGTATTGACACCAATGTATTTGTGTAGGTAAAGATCAGTCCCGCCAACCTGAAACATTTCAGAAATTTGACGGTCTATGAACTTGTAATCATTACCTCGTTCGGGTTTATATAATGATAATCGTGGCATAGTGATATTTATCGTACGCTAAATATACTAGGAGAGCAAAAGATGCCTGAATCAACGATCCTAAAAGAAAGAGAAAACGTTTACGATTATGTTAAAAACATGCTGGCGGACGGTATGGTGGACGTTGAACTTGACCCCATACATTATGAAACAGCACTAAATCGTGCTCTAGCTAGATATCGTCAAAAAAGCTCAAATGCTGTAGAAGAATCCTACTACTTTTTAGAGCTACAACAGGACACTAACGATTATCGTTTGCCTGATGAAATCATAGAAGTTCGCAGTGTATTTCGCAGAACAGTAGGTAGTAGAACTGCTGGTGGTAGTGGTGGTACATATTTTGAACCATTTAATTTGGCCTACACAAACACCTATCTGTTAAACAGTACAATGTTAGGCGGTATTGCAACTTATGAACTTTTTGCTGGTTATCAAAAATTAGTAGGTCGTATGTTTGGTGCTTACATTGAGTTTCAGTGGGTTCCGACTACTCATACTTTAAGAATTTTACAACGTCCTTATGCAGAGGGCGAACAGATTATGATCCGCGGTTATAATCACAGACCTGACGACATATTATTAAGAGATCGCTATGCCGGGCAATGGTTTAAAGACTATA